GTCCCTTTTGGGACCCCCCTGACTGTCGCTACGCGCGACCCGTCGACTATGTCGACGGAAAAGCGTACATCACTATACGGAGCAGAATCTATGCCTACTGAGACCTCGATTAAGAGGGAAATGGGTTCTCGTGTGAACGAGACCTACACGAACGGAATCTTGACAGGAAAGTCAAGCTCTGCCGTTTCGCGAGTAAGCACAGACCTGACAATTGTCAAGCCGACACGCCGGAAGAAACCGGCGCCACCGCTGACAGCTACTCCGTATACGTATAGCAGGACGCATAAGCAATACCCTCGCGGGATTGCCTTGCGACGACTAGCTAGCTCCAACTCTATCGCGAACGTCTACCGGGGGGACTTATTGAGTGCCCTCGGTGTGGTCTGGAGCGATATGCGTGGCCCGGGAACTTGGTCGGAGACCGAGAACCCAGGGGCTGACATCGTGTCGATGGCCCAAACTGGCGCCCTGAACAAACTCCTTACACAGGAGTCTGATCATACGCGTCGGGATGGGAACATTGACTTGGGTGTGGCATGGAGAGAGCGCAACGAGCTCGGAGGTTTGTACCGAGACGCTGCATCCAGGATCGGAAAATCGCGTGATGCGATTCTCGACTTGAACTTTGATTCTTTCGCGCGACTCTCGCAGGGACGGATGTCCTCGCGGGAAGCTCGAAATAGGTTCAAGCGATCGGTGGGAGGCTTCAGTAAGAAGTTTCTCCGCGCACCTGGCGCCTTCGCGAACGGATGGTTGGCCCTGAAGTTGGGCTACCTCCCCGTGCTGCAGGACCTGCACGCAGCAGCCGAAGCTCTAGCCTTTAGCAAGCTAGAACACGACTGGGATATCCACGTCAAACACCGAGTGAAGCGTGTCGACCATAAGACCGATTTCGGTCGAATTGCCGGCACAACGCACACGGCCCCGTTAACAAAATACTGGCAACAGCTGACGAAGTCGGCTGAAGTTGGTATGACGGGTTTCGTGGTTGACGAGTTGGCACACCGCCTCGCACAGTTTGGGTTAAATAACCCGGCTTCTATTCTGTACGAAAGTGCGCCTCTGACCTTTATCGCTGACTACTTTGTCGACCTTGGGAGCTGGTTAAAGTCCCTCGGTGCCGCTTACGGGATGGAATTCCGTAGTGGTTACACTACAGAGTACGTCGAGTGGTTGGCGACCAACACTGACGACGGGACGGATCCCGCCGCCAACTGGTACGGTCAAGCTCGGACAGTGAAGTGGGAGAGAAAGATCATGAATGCATGGCCTTTCCCGATTGCACCACTCGCTATTAAACCAGGCGGTCTAAACCTTAGTCAAATCACGACTGTTTCAGCCGTGATGTATGCTAAGTTCATGCCTAGGATGGGTCGGGGTAAAGATTTTAGTCAAAAGACTGACTTCCATCGATACACCGATTAGTACTGGGCTCACCTCAATTAGCTCATAGGAGCTTTTGCAATATGGCAATGTCAAACGTACTCCTGACCGATGGTCAGGGAACGCCCGTTGTTCACACCTTCACGCCCAACAATGGGCAGATGGGTGATAAGCCCGCGACCTGGTATAATAAGGCCGCGGGGACCACGCTGCGACTCTGGGAACGTCTGGAGTCCTTCGTGCAACTGGCGAAGCCGGGTGGGCAACATCGCTCCACTACCAGGCTCATCCTTCCGCGTGAGTATACGGAGGGCAGCGTGACGAAGACCGGTGAATTGCGCGGTTTTATTACCGTGCAGGCCGACGAACAGGTGGGCACTACTGCCAACCTGAACGACCTTCTGACGATGATGCGTGACCTTATCGACGAGGCTATCACTACCTCGACGCATAAGGATCTTAACGTCCAGGGCTAAACCTTGGACGCGCCATCGGTGCGCAAACGCGCCCCGGTCGGACCGCTATATCGCGGCCTTCCGGGGTTGACTAACTGGGTCCTCCATTTGGGGGGATCGAAACGTCTAGGATTATTCCTATGGTTAGTAATCGCCCTAGCAGGCATAGGCCTGCTAACGTTGCTGTACGCTTTGACCCTCACGGGTACGTCGAACGGTTGTGTAGGCTACTCGGTGTCGCTCCGGCTAACCCCTCTTGGGGACAGCCAGGTGACGTTGAGTTCCCGCATGGGCCGTTTTACGTGCAGTTCCGAGATCGGCATGCCGGAAACTTGGCAAGTGAGCCCGAAGCCTTCGCTATCAATTATCTCTTCGAGGAAATTTTCTCCAAGTATGATGATGGTAGTAAGGAACAGGACTCTGCCAAATACGCAGCGTGCTTGTCCCGATTCCGTGAAGCGGAAGACCTCTGCCGTGACACCAATTGGCGGTTTAGGGAACGTAGTTTCCTGAGGTATAGGGTCCTAACAGACCCTCTCAGTGCCGGTACGATATTCAATCGCGCCGCGCAGAAAATAAACTATGTCCTTGGGCCGTTCGATGAAGTGGCGGTGAGGGAAGGGTGTAACTTTGGGCCAGGAGCAACCACCAGGCTGCCCCGGATCAGAAGTCACCGTTCGTACAAATTTGAGGGAATACCTCATGCAACACCGCTAGCCACTCTGGCCATCTCGGAAATACTTGCCGAGTATCCCCTTTGGGGAGTCCAACTTAAGGACGCCGGTGCCCCCTACGAAATCGTGGGAGGTAACAAAGTGGTGGCTGTTCCCAAGAGCTACAAGACACATCGGATGATCGCGATTGAACCCGACTGGAATCTGTTTATCCAGAAGGGTATCGGGGCTCACATCCGTAAATGTCTTAAGCGGCACGCAGGTCAGGACCTCAATGACCAGGGGACTAACGGTTTCTTAGCAGCATTGGGATCGATAACTGGCGAACTCGCCACTATCGACCTCAGTATGGCAAGTGACTGCGTCTCCTATGAGTTGGTGAAATATCTGTTGCCGCCCGCGTGGTTTGAAGCACTAGAGCAGTGCCGATCTCCACAAGGAACTCTTGATTCTGGTGAAGTTGTTAATTACCAGAAGTTCAGTTCGATGGGTAATGGCTACACGTTTGAGTTGGAGTCCTTGATTTTCTGGGCTTTAGCTTCGACTGTAGTTGAGCTCCTTGGGCTGAAGGATCGCAGAGTATTCGTCTATGGTGACGACATTGTCGTTCCAACCGAGGCTTATTCGCTAGTGATCGATACATTGACACTAGCAGGCTTCGTTCCAAACCCGAAGAAGTCATTCTCCGAGGGGAAGTTCCGCGAAAGCTGCGGGGCTCATTGGTATGACGGGTATGATGTAACGCCCATCTATATCCGAGAAAGGGTTGATACCCTGGATCGGCTGTTCCTCTTGCACAACAACACCTGTCGCTGGCTTGAGCGGATGAAACCGTTCATGTCCATCGATCAGGCCTCTGAGGTAGACCTGTTCCTAGAGTGGATCAGATCGTTTGCCCCGGAGAGCTGGAGGAAACCGCGACTCCCCCGATTAGACATCGGAGATGGAGCCTTCTACGGATGCTTTGAACTCAGTACACCGAGTAAAGCTCCCCGTGGATGGTATGGCTGGAGCATTAAGACGCTTCAGTCACGCATCGTTGAGGATACCAAGGCACCCGGGGCTGGATTGCTCCTTGATGCTTTGTGGAAACTCGAACACCAGGACGACCGAGTGATCCCTGATAAGGGGGTCGACCTTTCCAGTAGGGCTAGCCGTGAGGCTTACCTGAATGGAGAGCATGGGTTCGATGGGTGGATGCGCATCGCGGGCTTCACATCAGTACCACGATGGAAGCAAACTTGGAGAGTATCCAAGCAGATGGTGCGTGGCCTAGCCGCCGGATATTGCTGGTGGGAGTGCTTACCCACCTCCGGCGACACTGTGGTCGAGTAACTGAC